ATGCTTAACGGCAAAAAATATATGGTAATGGAAACTACTAATGACGATTACTGGAAAGATTTCATGGTTGAAGGTGAACGTGTTAGAACAATTAGCAAAGATGCTAAAAATAACACTAGAACGATTATTTTCCCATATGTTGAAGGTAAAACCCTATATGATGCTATCGTTAAAGTTCACGTAAAAACGATTGATTATGATGGACAATACCATGTCAGAATCGTTGATAAAGAAGCATTTACTAAAGCCAATGCCGATAAATCTAATAAAAAGGAACAACAAGACAACTCAGCTAAGAAGGAAACTACACCAGCTACGCCTAGCAAACCAACAACAGCACCTGTTGAAAAAGAATCACAAAAACAAGACAGCCAAAAAGATGACAATAAACAATCACCAAGTGTTGAAAAAGAAATTGATGCATCTAGTGAGTCAGGTAAAGACAAAACGCCTGCTACAAAACCAGCTAAAGGTGAAGTAGAATCAAGTAGTACAACTCCAACTAAGGTAGTATCTGCGACTCAAAATGTTGCAAAACCTACATCTGCTTCTTCAGAAACAACAAAAGGTGTTGTTCAAACTTCAGCAGGTTCTAGCGAAGCAAAAGATAATGCTCCATTACAAAAAGCAAACATTAAAAACACAAATGATGGACATACTCAAAGCCAAAACAATAAAAATACACAAGAAAATAAAGCTAAATCATTACCACAAACTGGTGAAGAATCGAATAAAGATATGACATTACCATTAATGGCATTATTAGCTTTAAGCAGCATCATTGCATTCGTATTACCTAGAAAACGTAAAAACTAATTAATCGTCTTTATATTTAATTATTAAATTAACAATTTTTAATTGGCAGATGAGGTATTCCGATACCTGATACACACTTCCAACAAAAACAACCACACTCCTAAATTAATAGGTGGTGTGGTTTTGTTGGTTGTGTGGTAAAAAATAACCGCATCGGTTAAGATACGGTTATCTAGCAAGGACCACGTACTTACGAATACGTTTAGAATCTCTTCGGCAACCTTGCTATAGACAGTCTATGCTGTTACTAAATTAAACCACCACACAAACCTACTCCCGTTCAGGAACACAGAGCTTTGTCGCTCGTCAGCAACGTCATATGAATTCTCAGTTCATGTAGTGATGACACTTTAGACGGTCTGCGCCAGTAGCGACCGAGTCATTTCAAGAATGACCATTTCACATTTATATTATAACATAAAAACCACCCAGCAACTAGTATGGGTGGTTTAAATATGCAGTCAGCTTCTTACTACTTTACGCAAGTAAGTCCTCTGCATAGCCGGATTGGCTACCGGAAATGTGGTTTTAAGCCAGATTGGTTACTGGTAATGTAATTACATTATAACATAAAAAATAGGCAAGTACCGTAGTACCTGCCTGTTATCTACATTTAAATCTTGAGAGAAATGTTAAAAAGTTCTAGTAAAATAATAGCACATTTTATCTTTAAATGTAAATAGAAAGCAGGTATGTAACGCACCTGCTCAAATAGACATGACTATGTCATTCTAACTGATTTCTCCCCATAAGTCACCTAATATCTGATTAGGTGGGGCAGAACCATTCCATGTTCTAATAGGCAAGTAATAACGTTGCCCCTCCCATGTATATCCTACCCAAACATGACCATCTTGTAACATCACTTCTGTATAATCACAATACCCACCAGGTTGGAACTGATAACCCACTGGACAAGATAAGAATGGCCCCACTTTTCTTACTGTGATTGGTTGATTGCCGTTTGTGAATCTAGCACTTTCTTCCATGTAGTAAGTACCATATTTATTACGTTTCCATGCACTTGCAACTGGTTTAACTGTATTACTTGAAGCGCTTGACTCATTAGAGACAGTGGCAACCGGTATTTTACCATCCATATACACTCTAATTTGCTTGATAAAGTAGTCTTTAAGTTGTAATTGTTTATCTTCCGGCAATAGGCCACGAGTTACTGGGTCAAAACCAGTGTGCAATACTGAGCTTCTGTGTGGGCATGATGTTGAAGTGAATTCGTTGTGTAATCTGATTGTATTTCTGTTTGCTGGTAATCCCCATTTTTTCAACAATCTAGCGCATTCTTGGAAAGTTGCCTGTTCATTTTTTAAGAATGTCGCGTTATCTGCGCCCATTGATTGACATACTTCAATACCGTAATAATATTTATTACCTATTTGATTAGCGGTATGCCAACCTACTTGTGATTCATCTAAAGCTTGCCACACTGTGTTACCTGATACATAACTATGCGCAATACCTGCCTCTAGTCTCGATAAAGGCGCATTAACTAACCCATTACGATATGCTTCAGCAGTCGCTCCTTTGCTTCCTGCGTCGTTGTGTATAACTACGTTTGTTTTGTTAGGTCGTTAATCTAACTCTAGGTTTATCCCTAGCACTCTCATTACAAGACGTGACCAGACTATATGTTTCTATCTACATGAGATAGTTCTTCTTTCGAGTTCACTTGAACCCTACGAGGACGCAATCCTCTAGTCGTTGAACATTCTCCTTGTACTAAGAAGTATTTAGGAGTAGTGCTGCTAAACAAACCAATCCTTAAACTTGTTAAACCTTCACAAAGTCTTTTCAGCTTTATTGTGGTATTAAGGCTCTAAGGTTCTTCAAAGCAATTTATGTTTTTAGTACATATACATCGCTATATATGCAGCGCTTAAATGAATTCCCATTTATATTTATAACAGTGATTTCTTTTACCACGTATTGCGTCGCTAATATGATTACCATATCCCTGTCTTTTTGCTTCAGCAATAGATGGAAAATAAACTTCTTCTCCAGTAATTATATGAGTTCCTTTGATTTTCTTACTTCTTTTACCATTTGTAGATTTTTTAATAGATCTTTCGATTCTAGTTCCATAATTATTATTTTCTTTAGAAGTTATATATTCTAGGTTTTCTAGACGATTATCACTTTTATCTTCGTTTTTATGATTAACTTCATAACCTAACTTCTTCTCTCCGACAAATGCTTCCATAACCAAATTGTGAACGTATCTTGATTTTCTTATGCTATTTTTATTTAAAGTGACTTGAAAATAATCAAATGCTACTTTATTTGGTTTTAAAATCACAGTCGGGTAAGTTCTTGTCACAGAACCTCCATGTTTAACAACTCTTTTTAAGGACTTAACTCTGCCCATATTCGAAACCATATAATAACCTTCGTAATTTATAACATCTTTCCAAATCTCTGTCATATCAGCACCCCTATATCATTATAAAGGTACTATATCATATTTATGAAAAATTCACTATTATTTACGCCTTTAGGGTTACTACCACGCTTAGGTAGGTCATAACCTTTAACCACATCTTTGATGATTTTAAGTTCTACTGCTTTAGGTTGTGGCTTAGCTGTTTCTTTTTTAGGTGCTTGTGTAGGAGATTGAACTGATCGTGGCGCTGTCTCACTTTTAAAATTCGGACGGATAAACCACATAGGGAAATCATAAGCATGTTGTCGTCTTGTAACTTTTTCCCAACCCCAGCCGGGTTGTTCGATTCCGTCAGTCCAGCCACCGCCTAGCCAATTCTGCTCATATACAATGATGTAATCTAAAGTTGCTTCAATTACCCATGCAACGTGACCATATCCAGCACCGTAGTTGCTACCGAATACCACCATGTCGCCAGGTTGTGCTAAGAAGTCCGGTGTATTTTGGTATACAGTAGCTAATCCGTCGAAGTTGTTAGCGAACGGAATATCTTTTGCGCCTACACCTTTTAGGAGTAATCCAAACAAAGCTTTCCAACCAGCATTAGCATAATCAAAGCATTGAAATGCATACCATAAGTCCACATTGAATTGTTTTCCCTCAGAAGTTTTCAACCACTCTATAAACTCTTTTTTAGTTAATTTTGCTTGCATTGTCGCCACCTCCATGATGATACTCATTCACATCAAAGCCAACATCGTTAGAGGCGTCTGTGAAAGGTTGTGATGTATCATATTCTTTTGGTGCTTTCGTGCTTAATTCCGGCGTTAAACTGCTGTCTTGTGATGATTTCCACGTAACTTGTTGTTCTTCTTTATTGCTATCTCTAGGCGCTTGATATGTCTGTGCTATAGATGAATCTGAGACGCCTTTTGACGTTGGGTCAGTAATAACGCCAATACCTGTAAGTAACGTGAGGATAGCGCCTATAATTGCGCTAGCTTGATTTAATTGAGTAGATAAATCTAATCCGAATAAATCCGTGACTTGCTTGATAAATAGCAACAATGCTCCAACTAAACCAGTTAGTACTGCTTTGTTTTTGAATCTCAATTTCCAGTTAATATCCATTTGTTTGCTCCTTTTATCCAAAATAAAAAACGACTAAAAAATTAGTCGTTTAAAATTATTCAATGGTCAAAGTCGGAGATCCTGAATAAACATCACTTATAGTGACATACAAAATCCCGGAAGGATTACTAAAGTTAATGCTTTTACTTGCAACTCCACTATTGACTCCTGATATTCCTAAATCACTTGATCCTAAATTAGTTTGCGAAACCCTCATTATACCGCTGCGTACATTTTCTATTGTCACCTGATAATTTTTGTTAGGTTCAACTCCATTTATTGTCCATTTTGCTGTTGAATCTTCTATGCTATCCGGATATTTATTTTTAGGTAAGGGTTTAATTACAAAAGACGGCGGTTTAGACCAAACTTTTGTATTACCTGCAAATACTTTAGAGTATTCAACCTCTTTGTATACCAATTTCTTTACACCTTTTAAATTAGCTTCCATGTCATCACCCTTTAATTAAATATAACGTATTCGGGTCTTTTTGATATATATAGTTATATTCATTTTCTGTTCCTGTCCAAATTTTAACCGTCGGTTGAGATGCGCCTTTTAGTTGATATAAATTATCCGCTTGTTGTTTAGTAAAAGCTTGAGACGACAAAACATACCTCTCGTCATGATTATGATTTATGTCTGATTTTCTTGATAAAGCATTTTCTAATCCTTCAATCTGTTTGATTGTATGACTATGATTTTTATCTGCATACAAACTGTTTAATGTTTGTTTGAACCTCTCAAAATCTTCTGTACTAACTTTTGAGCCAATCTGTTGCAATACACTTTCTGAAATAGAGTTGTTTTGTATTGCTTCTGCTAATTCTCTTAGTGTATTCATAGATTCAGGCGCGCTATCAACTAGTTCAGCAATTTTTGAATCTGTATACGTTTTAGAGTCTTTGAGAGTTGCCTCTTTGTTTTTTTCAACTTCTTGCAATTTATCTTCTAACCCTTCAACATTTGCGATATTGATTTTGTCCAATAACTCAGGTTCTGCTTTGATATTTGTATCTTTACCATCAATTTGCCACATTTTAGTGTCAGGATTGATTGATACTACAGTACCGTTTTTACCGGGTACGCCTTGTTCTCCTTTTTTACCTGCTTCACCTTTTGCACCAGGTTGTCCCGGTTCGCCTTTATCACCTTTCGCACCTTTAAATCTACTTTCATTCTTTTCGATGTAAGAAATGACATCTTTATCTATTTTCTCTTTAAAGTCTTTGCTCAATAAATCTGTCGCGTTATCTTTTAAGATTCTCGTAATAGCATCATCTACCAATTTAACATCGATTTCTTTTGCTACAGCAGATTCAATACCACTATCAACGATATTGAAAGAAAAGTTCGCGACATGTATTTTTTCTTCTTCTTTCTCTAAAAACAGCTTACAACGAACATAACCAGCGTGTTTGATAACCTTTTTAGGTATCTTGTAGGTAAGGAACCCTTTTACAACATCGTCGATAATAAGGGGCTCATTTTTGAATATAGAGCCATCTTCCATAAACAAATGTAATCTAGGTGTTAAGCCATGTGCTTTTAGATCGATACGACCTTGTTTGTCATTGATACCTATTCTTATAGATGCTGTATTTTCATCTTCAGTGTAAAATTGACAGCCAATGTCACCTAAGTCAACACCATCATTTTTTATTCTCGTTTCAACATCTTTTATTTTGTACATTTACACACCTCTTTATTTATATTTATCCCTTGTGAAGTAGATACCTTTTAAGCCGATTTGTTTATATAACTTAGCGATTGTACTTGCTTGATGTTGGCACCACTCTATAGCAGTAGCGTATTGGTGGGTAGCTGGATTCTTAGGATTCCATCTAATTCGATACAATGTGTTTTGTCCTTTGTTGATGTAATCTTTTCTTACGAAGCTAGCACCGCCCATGATTGCTTTTGCTGGAGATGTCCAACCTTTATTCCTTGCAAACGTCATTGCGTAGTTAGGATTGTTGTCGTAAGCGCCAATGCCGAAGTAGTTGTATACTCCATCTTTTCCGTTAGCGAAGTTACTTGTTCCATATCCACTTTCTAAGAAAGCATGCGCGATTAAATAAATTTCATTAATGTTGTGCTTTTTACAAGCTTCTGCGAACGCTTTACCTTGATTATTCAATGTTCCCTTACCTTTAAGTATCTTATTAAGTGCGCTAACTGAAACACCTTGATACTTGCCTAAATTAAGCATTTGGTAGCATTGTGTGTTACTTTCCCATATACGCTTTACATTCATCGCTGAGCTCGTTTGTGCTCGTGTTGCATTAGCCCAGCCCCATGTATGAGATTTTTTCGGGTTACCTCTTGCCATTTGTTTATCCAGTGCTTGTTTGAATGTATAAGGACTCGTTTCTGTTATGATCTGCGGTTGTTTAGATGCCGAGCCATTATTAGCTGTTGGTGATGAGTCTCTTACATTCGCTATATCAGCGTTTTTATTATCTACCATAACTTTTATTCTAGATTTTGTTACTGTTGGTTTAGTTATAGAATTTAATAATTTTTCTCTGTTTTTAAATATATTAAGTAATGCCTTTTCTAATGCTTCGTATTTATCTTTAGGGGGAACACCGTTGTCAATCATATTCCAATTAACATGTTCCAACATTGAACGCCAAATACTATCGTCTACTTTTAAATTCTCAATACTTAGAGGTATCTCATATTTGATCATCATATCTACAGCTACAACCATTGCGTGAATCTCGTTAAAAATAAATTCGTTTTTACTCGCACTATAATCTTCACATACGTCTATAACTATATAATCAGCTTCATTAGGAACTTCAAATACGGCTCTTCTAGGAGCCCAAATATTATGTCTATCAACATAAAAGTGTGGATATTCTACATCTTGCTTATATTTCTTTCTACTGTTATATAAACTTTCTACCGAGCTCATTGTTTGAGCGTTTCTAATCATTATCCCTTTAGGTTTTTCGAGTCGTCGATTACCCTCTACTATAAAGTGATAAATATATTCTGGATAATTAACTTCTTGGCTAGAAATTGTGTACTTTATAGTTGTTACATCTTTCCAAATTGGAACTTTTTTATTATTTTTTTCGTTATCATCACTATCATCTTCCGGTTTAGGTGCTGGTGTAGTTTTGTCTGGATGATATGGAGGTCTAACAAAATATTTAACACCTCCACCTGGTCCATCATGATAAGAGTGTTTGATTTTATACGGCGGACTTCCTGTTGCATTATTTGTATACCAGTTTTGATCCACACCATACCAATAGTCTTTTGTGCATGGCCCTACTACAATGTTCACATGACCTGCCCAACCACCAGTCCAAACACCCCAGTCGCCTGGTTGTGGTACAAAGTCTTTTGTATTTCTAATTATCTTGAAATCTCTACCTCTATAATTAGATTTCTGAGCCATAGCATCAGCATTTCCCCATGTTCTAAATCCCCAATATTTATCGAGTAAATAATTAGGCAAATCCCAGCATTGTGCTCCCATTCCAGAACCAGGTACATCAATAGCTATTTTGTTTTTAGCGATATACAACGCCCACTCTACTACTTCACTAGCTGTGGGCTTTCTATTTTTCGGATTAGGTAATCCCATGTATGCACCTCATTTCAATCAAAATAAAAAGCCAGTGCCGAAGCACTGACTCTTAACTGTTATTTACATTTACCAAACCAGAAGCACGCCCAGAAGCTATATCCTAAAATCCCTTTAAGCATGGTAATCACCTCCTTTAAATACCAAAAACAGTTCTTAGTAAAGCTATGACAATCGTACTGAAGATAGTCCCTATCAAACCTAGAATCCACATTTTTATGTCTCTAATATTCTTGGCATTCTTTTCTTTATTCTTTTCATCTTCTACCTTGTCGCGCTTTAATTCTTCAAAATTTCTATCTAATTTGTCATAAATCTTTTCTTGCGCTCTAAGACTATCTTCTATTCTGTCGAATTTTTCAAACATAGTCTTATCATTTTCTTCTAATCGCGTTAAACGCCAATCTTGTTCATGTCGTTTGGTAAAACCAAACATTACGCCACCTACTTTTTGTTAAATTAAAAAGCCACAAGCATTACACCTGTGACTTTTCATCTTTTGTTTCTGGATATTTTTCTCCAGTGATCAATGCATATTCTTCTTTGTCGATTACACCCATGTCTACGTACCACTTAATTTGGTCATTTTTATAGCAACCCCACACATAAAAAGTTTTAATGTCCTTGAAAGTTGGATAAATCATCTTAATTTTCTCCATTTAAACGTCCTCCTCTGTATTTGTTTTACCAGCTTTTAGTTCAGTCAACTGTTGTGTTAACATAGCGTTTTGTTGCTTTAATTCCATCGCCAAAATGTTTACTTGCGTCACCTGCATTTGCATACTTGCAACCATTCCGCGAAGTTCTTCATCACTCAAATCTGATTCACTTTGTTGGTTTGATGCATTCGGTACGTCTTCTTTTTCGAAATTGCTATTGTATTTAATTTCGCCGTTAGTGAAAACAAACTTTCTAGGTTCGAACTCTTCTTTAAATTTAATAGGCACATTGTTATCATCTACATCTAAACTATTGCGTAATCCGCCAGTATTAACGTATCCGATAACTTCGTTTTTATCGTTTACTGTGATTTTCATTATTTCCACCCCACAATTTTATTTATCGTAACTCTGTTTGCATTAGCACCAGAACCTGTTTTACTGCCTAAATCAAGGTACACATCGTTATCGATTTTTAACGTCGTACCACTTTCTTTAGTTATTAAGCATTCATAACTACCACCACCGTTACCGTCTGAGTCAACTACATTTGTTTTACTTAATTGAATCGCATTTGGTATAGAGGTTAAACTGAATGCTTCAATAACACCACCTGGATAAGTACCGCTTATGAATAGAATTGCATAATTTGTATAAGCTTCGGTTAAATTAATCCTTGTTCCTACACCGTTTGCAGCACCGTCGAATAACACGGCTGTTTTATGTTCGTTAGGTGTAGCCCATTGTGAATCTAATCGACCATTGGTGATTGATCGTGTATAAACTTTTTTAGAGTTTGAAGGTGTGAAGTTGAATAACTTATTTGCATCATCTTTAACAAATACTGATAAGTAGCCTTCGTAACTTTCAACAATACCTGGTAAATCCGGCACTCTTGTTGCATAGTAATTACCAGCAGTTAAATATCCCAAATCGCCTTGCGCATTATTCAAGTTAACTTGTATTGATTGGCCATTCGCCTCTGTCATCTTATGTTGTTGCCAGCTCGTTGTTCCGAATTTATCATCTACATACTGCTTAGCTTGATTTAAAGCGTTGTTAGACGTTTCTTCAACAAATTTCTTCGTTAATTCTTCGTCAACTTTTTTATAGAACTGATACCATGTGCCACCGATTTTATATTTTGTGTACTCATCATTTGAATCGTCTGGATACCATGTAGCACGAGCTGTATTATTATCAACAACATAAACAACTAACACACCAGATTTGCTTGATGTATAAGTTGATTCATCGAACGAAGAACCGTCATCAACACCATCTTGTCCGGGCTTCTCTAACGTGCCTATATCCGCCTTTTCTGGCGCATCTTTTGCATTAGTAATATGAATAATCATAGATGAGTTAGCGTGTCTTAAAACAGCTTCTATTGACTGTTCAGATGATTCGATCGCTTTACCGTAATCATCAGTAAGTTTAGACTTTTGCCAATTTGTTGTTGAATTACCTTTAACAAGGTCAGCGCCATTGATTTGTTGTTCAACTTCGTTAACACGTTCAAAAATCGCTTGCTCTTTATCAACAATTTTCTGGAACTTGCTATTTATATATTGAACGGCTTTGTCTTGTGTTGCTGTAATCATCTGTACCGCTTCATTTTGTTTGATTTCTAATCTTTGAATACCTTGATTAATACGACTATCAATTTCAGTAACCAACGATTTTGTATCACTCAAACTTTTCTTTAAGTCCTCAACTTCTTCTTTAACACTTTCTGTTAAGTCCTGAATTGATTTGATATAAACTAGCTTTGTTTTACCGTCAAAATTACTAATTAGATCATTCTGGATATTGAAGTTAAATTGACGTTCTACAATTACGTTATTGCTACCGTTTTGAGTAAAATATGCTTGCGCATGTACGCGTCCAGTGTATTTTAAGAACTCATTCGGGATAACGTATTGCATTCGTCCGTTAATTGCATCAACAATTGTAAGTTCATCACTAATATAAGCGCCGTGTTCATCGTCGAAGTTATCCGTCTTAAGCACAATACTAGTCATCGCATTATGTTTGCTGATTGATAACGGCTTATTATTCTTAGTTACTGCAAAATTTAAAACACCAGTTCCTCTATCTGATTCATAGAAACTGATGTTTGTGTCAATAACCGGATTATATTGTGATGTTGTTTGTAACTCGATTAAGTTATCATCTTTCGAAAAATTATCTACTACCATTATTCAACCACCTTTCCTTCGAATAAACTCCATTTACCAACGCCACCAGTACCAAAGTTTCTAACTAAAAATTGATGTGCAGACGGGAAGTTATTACGTCTTAATACTTGTGTTGTATTACCTGGTGTATTCGATTTTACTTCTAATATCCAACCTGCAATACCTTTAAAGTCTTTAGGAAAATCAGTAAATCGGTTTGATTCTTCAGTAGTGATATAGAAATCTAAACCAACGATTTTTAAATCTGATAATTTTGTAATACTCTTAGGGATATGTTCCCAATAACCAGCACTTTGTGGGTTGAAATTCCATGAACCGTTGTTTTTCTTGTTAAAGATGTCGATAACACGTTCAAATTTGAGCATATTTCTACCTGTGCTGTTTCTAGTTAGTACTTGTCTTAACGCACCATTATAATGACCAGGCAGTACATCAAAGAACCAACCTGCATCTCTAAACGCTTTCGGTAACGGGAAATCTAACGCATTTTGTGTGTCTTGCGTATAGATATAGTAATGACCAACTTCCGTAATATCACTTAGATATGCTGGGTTTTGCACTGGTAACGGTTTAACACGTCCACCTGAATCAGTCATTGATACTTGAGGTGCGATGTTTTTTAAGAATTGGTTTACACCTCTTTGACCAATTGAATAAATTGAGTGGTGTCTGTTGTTACCAGGTCCAATAGTTACCCCGATTAAAAGCGCTTTGCGTCCTGTTTCTAAATCGTAATACATATCTAGACCCTCAGCCTCTTGGAAATCTCCTTTAAAGTTGTTATTCACACCGCCTATATCGATACGACGTTTAAATAACAATTCTTTCGTTTTGATATCGAAGCCTTGTAAGTAATTAGGGTTAGCTGGATTTGAATCGCCAGTGTACCAATATAAGATACCTGCATCATAAGCAATACCTTGCATAGGTTGCGTACCTGATGTGTATTGCATAGGGATATCCATTTGGTACAGTACTTTGTCTATACCTTTATCAATATCGTCAGCACTTCTTACTTCAACAAAATTTAATGCGTTCTTAGCTTGTTGTTCAGAAGTTTTATATTCACGTCTAAAAACCATTAAGTTTTCTATAGGATTATAAATTGCTGACGTATATCTATCGTTAAATACATTTGGCATAACGTCTTGCATTTCGTTGCCATACGTCATTTCTCCGCTTCTGTATTTAAAGCGTACAAACTTGTTATTGTTGTTAGCGTCTAACACTGCTGAATAAATCCACAACTCATTGCCGATATATCTATAGGCGTTGTGTGTGCCGTGTCCGCCATTTTTAACTAGCAGTCTATCAATAAATTGTCCGTTAGGCTTCAATCTAGATAACATGTAATGATTGCCTGGACGCGCTTGTGTCATGTAAATAATTTTTGTTCTAGGGTCTACCCAAAATGATTGCATTACTGCGTTAGTATATGGCGATAAATCTGTGATGAATTCCGGTTCTTGCTCTTTTGGTTCAAATCGGTATTCTGTCGCTTGATATTCTTTATAGTGTTCATCTACAGCTTTCTCAACCTTTTTAGTGAAAGCATCTAGTGTTGAATAATCATGATACAAACGATCTTGCAATGTCTTATGATCATAACCAGTATTATCAACACGCGCGTCTTTTACTTCGTTGATACCGTCGCCGTTATGACCTAGTACCATATTGCTGAAACGGCCGTTTAGATACGTTAAAAAATCAGAGACGCTACTTGTGACATTTAAATGTTCATACTTTATTTGCTCTCCATTATGTGCAAATACCTCTTTATTTCTATGATATTCAAGAGAGAAATTAAAATCAGTCAGCATGTCTGAAATAAGCTTGAAATTATACTCATTTTCATCTACATATCTGTAATCGAAAACTCTACTTAAATCTGTAATTAGTTTATTACTCATGTTTTCCTCCTTTACTATCCATAAAACTGATAATAATTTTTAATAAGCTCATACATAATAACTTCATGACCTCTTTCATTAGGATGTAATCCATCAGGCATGCTAGATTTTCTAAATGCTGGATTATATGGTTTGAAATAATCTGTGTGATAAGCGTCATATACTGGCACATCTAATTCACTACAAGCCAATATCTGAGCATTGACATAATCCTCTAACGTTAACCCTAGTTTGTTTTTATCCGTATCTTTACGACGTATCGTTGTGCCACTCATAGGACATTGTCTTGTAGCTGTCATAACAAGTATTTTTGAAGCCGGATTATTTTTCCGGATAACTTCAATTGCAGAACAAAAGGCACCATAAAACGTTTTAGTATCCGTTTTATCAGTGCCTATCGGTACGCCTGCCCAATAACCATGTAACCAGTCATCATCTGTACCTTGTAATATGATTAGGTCTCCTCTTATTTGCTCTGCTTGTCTATAAATGCTGTTTTCTACCGCTTCTTTACCTATTGGAACTGTTGCCATTGTTGCGCCACCTCTTGCAAGGTTGGTCGTTTTAGCTTTTAACTTCTTGCCTAACATTTCTGTGAAATTAGTTTTCGCATGTGATCCTCTAGCTACAGAATCGCCAATCGTTCCAATCGTTTTTACATCTTTAATGTTTGATTTATCTATAAAATCATGAACGATAGTGCCGTCAGATGTAGTCACAGTTTTAGAGCTTACCTTCTGTTGTTTATCTTCAATCAAATCAGTTCTACTCATCAAATCGAGTGTTGATTTAGCTATTGATGCAACTTTAGATTTTAAGTTTTCTGCCGCTTTACTAGGATTGGAAAGATTAACATCATTTAATCCAGAAACATAGTTAGCTGCAGTATTAACTTTTTTCATATATCGTTGTTCTCGATTAAACTCACCAAGAGTTACATCTTGCTTAACAATTACATTGTTTATACCCCTAATCGTTTTAACTTGTACTATACGGACTAAATCATTCAAACCTAGTTTGGTAGATTTTATTTGTACTATGTCTCCGGGTTGTGGGTCTGCTTCTGGATATGATTCTCTTAACACCAAAAAGTCCAAAGACAAAGATTGTTTTAACGACTTTTTCAATCTCGATTGTAATTCTTTATCCATAGTTTCTTGGTCAGTCACTTTACCATCTTTAAATGGTTCTGCGTGGATGTCGCCGTATATTTCAGCTAATGCACTTCTAGCTTCCATTACGAGCCCAGCGTGTTCGAATGTTTCTTCTCCTGAATAATTACCATATCCTCTAATGAAGGTGGCGAAATCACTTGCATCTTCCTCGAGTTTTATAGCGTTGGCGTTGACTTCGTCAGAAATAAAATAAGACGCTTTTTGATTTGCAAAAGGCGTCAATACAAACTTATATCTGTCTTTCTTTTTGTCATACGTTATTTTATATTCTAAACCGAAATGTTCTAATCCCTTTTTAAACATTTCTAACCTTGTATCGCCTTCGCCACCATTTTCAAACTTCGAAGACTTAACCTTACCTTCGACTTCAAAAAGCATTCCAGTACCTTGAAACACAATGTTAAAATATCTTTCTACTGTAAAAGATCCTGTTACATTAACATAAATCCTATCAATCATTAACTTGTCTATAGGAATCTCTCTAGCAGTACATTCAACCAGTTGTCTGTCGCCTTCTGATTTCCTATCAATGACAGTTATTACATATTCTTTCTTGTCGTTTTCACCTTCGACATGACTAACAATCCATCTTTTCCCTATAGCGTTAATAACTTCATAAGTATATTTGTTTTCTAGAATATCAAAAGTTAATACACCGTCAGCGTTAACTTTTTTTACTAAAGTTGTTTCTACTGGTACAGGTGCGCCATTACCTTTAGGTGGTTTAATAGTTATTGTCATTCTGACACCTACTTATAATAAAATTTCAAATCAAACTGAACTTTTTGTACCGTTTGATTAAACTCAAATTTATTAGCTCCGTATTTAAATTTTGGTTGGGCTATATTCGTTTCGCTACTTATTTCAACACCGTTTTTATAAACTCGGAAGCTATCATAAACAATTCTGTCTCCAGCTTTTAGTTTGATCCCTTCGATTTTCATTATTTCAGCATGCGTTAAATTCCATACAAACGATTCTGTATCTTCGCCTAAAATAATTGTTATCTTTTTATACATGTTGAATTGGTCGTTAGGAGCACTACCATGATAGTAAACTGTACCTTTGCTCAAATTTTCAAATGTATACTTTCTTTTGTCTCCGCCTGCATGCCAATCAATATTAAAATCAAACGACCACAATCCAACCTTTTTGTTTTCTTCTAACTCTAGGCTTGTTCCAATACTTTCACCGTATGGTAATTCTGTAGTTTCGAATTTTAGTTCAAAAGAAACTTTATTACCTTTTTGTTTAGGGTTTATAACTCCGTTAAAAATAACTTTATACTGTTTACCATTTACATAAATTTGTTGATCGTGTCTTGAATATTCATAATCCGGGAAGTTGTTTTTATCTAATTTCACGTAATCATCAGAAGTTGGTTGCGTAAACCTGTAATTCAACTCTTCTTTTCTTCTTATTTCTCGCAAATACATAGGTTCTATGTCTGTCGTTAACGAATACAACATATCTCGCATATAAGCAATGTCTGAACGATTTTTTACCACACAAAAACAAGGAACAACTATATCTCTACTGATATAATTGCTCCCCATTAATATACGACCGTTCATATTTTCTTTATCTTGATACTTTGTGTTGATTTGCATACTATCAATTACTATATCGTTAACGATAAACCCGTATTCACTTAATTTGATTACAGTACCATCTTTTTTTGTTAATTCTATGTCCATTTGTAACCTCCTTTATAAGTAATACTCAGAATTGCGTTTAGCATTTCTGCCGTTAACAATACTAGTAAGCGCATCGTTATTAACATCGAATTCAACTTTAACAGTTTTCATGTTCGGTGATGTTTCAATAGAATGTGTGTGTTGTACTTGCGCATTTATATTTCCACCTAAATTACTTAAGTTTCCTGTAATACTAGAAATGTCAGGTGCGTTTAATGTAGGTTGAAATGCATCAACTACTTTATCTGCAACATTAGAAACATTACGGATAACTTTACTTGAATGATTATCTATACCTTTAACGAAACCTAGCATTGAATACATACCAACATCCATGAATTCACGTGAAGGTGAGTGAATACCCAAAGCACTTTTAGCTGCATCTAAAGCTTTCTTAGCAACATTTTTAGCTGCATCTACTAATTGACCAGCCATTTGTCCAATACCTCTAATTAAACCACGGATCATATCAGCACCTGCAGACACAAAATCTCCTATAAAGCTTTTTATTTTATTTACTGCATTTGTCATACCTTGACTAACTTTGTTTACAACATTAACGAATCCTTGAATAACTCTATTAACAAAGTTAATTAGCGTACTTGTTATAGTAGATACCCATTGCATACCTTTAGTCACGATGAAGTTCCAAGCTTGAGACATTTTGTCTGATATAGTTGATACAACTTGTGTGAATATGCTTACAACTTTATTCCAAATTGTCGTTAATATACCAGATAAGAAACTCCAAATCGTATTCCATATATTAGAAATAAAACTCCATGCCGCTTGTAACGCAGTAGATATAGTTGTAGTGATAGCGTTCCAAACCTTAGTTGCCACAGTAACTATAGTGTTCCACAACGTTTGTAAGAACGTCCAAATAGCGTTCCAAATTGTCATTGCGATAGTCATAATTGTGGTAAATACTGTAGTTATTACAGTGACTAACAAATTCCAAATCGTAGTAGCGATTGTAATTATCGTGTTCCAGATTGTACTTAAGAATGTCCAAATAGCTGTCCATATCGTCATAACTATTGTCATTATCGTCGTGAAAACAGTTGTGATGATTGTAACTAAAAGGTTCCATACTGTTGTTGCAATAGCGATAATTCCATTCCATAGCCCTTGCAAATAAGCAACTATTTGATTCCAAATAATCATTATAAAATTGTATACATTTGATACTGCTGTAGTGATAGCTTTTAAAATAGCATTCCATACAACCGAAGCTACAGTTTTCAACACATTCCAAACTGTAACCATAAATGTTTTTATCGCATTCCAAGCATTTATAATAAAGTTTCTGAATCCTTCATTTTTATTCCACAATAAAACAAATATAGCTATTAATGCAGCGATTACACCAATTACTATTGTTATTGGACCACCTAAAATACCAAACACAGTTACTAGTCCTGTGATAGCATTTCTAATTAATCCAATCTTACCGAATAACAATTGGAATATAGCTGTAACTAATTTTATTGGACCTTTTAATGATGTCATTGCCTTACTTAATACTAAAGTTCCTGTTTTAGCCCAACCAAACTTAGTTACTAATGCGACTAATCTTGCTGCTAATGGCCCCAGAAAATCCATTACCGCTAATATTGGAGCAATTAAAAATCTAAATGCACCAACTAAAGTTATAATGACACCAACTAATTGTGCTGTAGCCGGATGCGCCTCAAACAAGTTAGCTATCCAACCAGTTATTGCTACTGCAACGCGTAATACTGCACTAGCTATAGGAGCCATCGCTGTTGCGAATGCAACTAATCCTCTTGCGATGTTTCCAATCAATTGCATTATTAGTGGTCCATTTGTTTGTATATAACTGACAAAGTCTTTAAAACCTTGAGATTGACCGACTTGTTCAGACCATTCTCTAAATTTAACCGTCATTTGTTCAAGAGATTGGAAGATTCCAGTTGATGATCCACTGAATGCATTCATCAAATTGTTAATTCCAACGAAAACATTTTTGAAAATATTACCAATGATAGGTAAGTTTGTTTTTGTGTATTCAATAAAACGAGTTATCGAATTTTCTCCAGCTGCACTATTAGCCCAGTTAGAGAAAGATTGACCTAATCTATCCAACCAATCAGCCGACCATTGAAACAGTGGCGCTAATTGTGTGAATACATTGACTAATCCGTCACCGAAACCGCCTGCAGCACTTAATAGCTTGTTAAATACCGAAACACCCGTTGTATTCATCATATTAAAGAATCTTGAAGCTACACTGCTATTTTCAGCCCATTTAAGCACGCTTTGAGACGCTTCTTCCATTCCTCTTGAAATACCACTAAAAAATGGTTGTAAGCTCTGCATTGCAGTTTTAACAGTATTTAAACCATTTGCAAGAGTTGTGAAGATAGCGGATTGATTTTGCTTTATAATATCAGTCCATGCTGACTTTACGCCATCTAACGCTTTTTTGTATTCGTTTGTTGCTGAGCTAGCTTGTAAAGTGCCATCATTAAGCATCTTTATAGCGCTGATAGCCATTGCGCCAAATGCTACAAAGCCAGCGCCGGCTATTGCTACCGCACCACCTAAAGCAAGTACACCGCCAGTTAACACTTTGATAGCGTTTAATAGCGCAAATACTACAGGTACTACGCTCGCTATTACAGGTATTAAGATACTAAAAGATGAAGTTAGTAATCCACCAACCATATTAGAACCTACAGTACCGAACACACGGAACATATTAGCTAAATTCCCCATCTGTCTTTGGAAATTGTCGTTTGCTTTTATTATGTAGGCATAAGCTTTCTTTAAACCATTAGTATCGACATCTACCTTTGTTGTTTTTTTGTTCGGCAATGCGTCTAATGATTTTTTAAACGCATAAATAGTTGGTATAGAAAGCCCTGTATCTACATCTAGTCGAGATCTAGTTTTGTTTGGAATACTTTTAAGCTCTTCTTTAGTGCGTTTTATTTTAGAGTTAGCAACACCATTGTCCACGTCTATAATAGCTTTGGCTTTAGACCTGTTTAATGCTTCAAGACTAGCTTTAGATACTTTTAACACTCGATTGAATTTACTGTTATCTGCATTGACGTCAATACTGATACGCTTCTTTTCTAGTTCGGATAACTTAACTTCTGCTTCAGCGATATCTTTAGTTAACTTTTGTTTTTGTAGTTTAACCTCAGGGCTAGCTTCTTTGGAGTTAAGTTTGTCTAGTTCAAAATTTGATTCTAATATCTTTTGTTGTAAGTCTTGTATACTAGCATCTAATTTAGCTTTTACATTTTTGTTGCTAAAGGCATCTAAAGACTTTTTAGCAACCTTGATAGTTTTTTGTAATTTTTTATCATCAGCATTTAATTCGACATCTTTAGTTTGATCTGCTACTCGTTTAAATCTTTGCACAGACTTAACCGCACTATCGATTTGCCTTTTGAATTTGGCTACACTAGCTTCAATAGTCGCTTTAATTTTATATTCCGTCACATTAACACCTCTCTTTCTATTGCTTGTTAAATTCTGCTATAACTTTAAAGAATTCATTATTTTGTGGTTCGTATTCATCACGTTCGCTACTAAATCTTATATCTTTACCTTCGTTAAGCCGTTGGATATTTTCTTCATAAGGCAATACGTCGTTTGCGTTGTTAAAAACATATTCCTCTTTAGGTTTATTTTCTGTCCCAACATTTTTAGTAGCTGCAGCATCACGAATAGCAAACGCAAGTTTGTAACGTTCGAATTCTTGGGTTAGCATTTCATACTCTTTCGCATACATTCGATAGTTATATTCTGTTAATGTCATTTGCTCAATAACATTTAAATCTGTAATACCAAGTGTTGACATACAAGTGATAACGATTCTGTCGTAAGTTATTACGCTTCCGCTGGTTTCTCTTCCGCTTCCACTACTTCTACTAGGTTTCGGGTCATAGGTCGCTTTCCCAACTCCGTTAAAATATCTGAACCGAATTCTTCTAGTCCGATATTTTCTGCGATTTCATCTAGCGCTTCATCAATGTTATTAATAGTAATTGCTTGTTTTTTTAAGTGAGATGTAGCTGCGATTAAAACTTCGCCAATCACAACCGGATTTCCACTTTCTAAACCTACAGGCAACATTGATACACCTTGACCGATAGAAGCTTGTTCAACTTTTAAACCTAATCGGTTATCGATTTCTCTTAAAAATTTAAAACCAAAACTTAACTCTAATGACTTTCCATTAATTTCTACATTCATAATTTAAAATCTCCATTCATGATTAATTTAAACAAAAATAAAAAGGGCGTTAAGCCCTATTTTTATACCTCTCCTGGTGTAACCGATGATGAATCTACTTTAGGTTGTGGAATTGCGGTTAAATCTTCGCTAGTTAACGCATCTTCTTTTGTAGTGTCGTGGAATCTGTATCCAGTCGCCTTAAGTTTTTTTGTTACAGCCTCAGGCAATGTTGCAAATCCACGTTGGAAACGACCATTCACACCGTATTCATATTCATATTCATCAATACCGTTAGCTTCTGCTTTTAATTCAAATTTATTGTGGAATCCTTGAAAATATTTCGCTTTAAATTTAGCGGAATCCCCATTTTTGCCTGGTATTCTACTTTCAACTTCCCAAGCTTCATACAATACGCGATCTACAACTGCATCTTCAATTTCATCTGCAAAATCGTCACCATAAAACATTTTAGCAGTACCAGACATTGTTGACTCAACAGAACCACCAGTGTTATAAGAACCGTCCATTGTATCCTCTGTATCTGTATCAGCTTCATGTGATAAGCCGTATTCAGTTAAAAAAAGCATTTTAGTAGCATCTACTTTTTCGCCAGCTTTTCTAAATAAAATAATACGATCATTACTATTTTTCATATTTGCCATTCAATATTCCTCCGTTTTTTAAAATGTTTTGTAAGATATCGTTACTGATGTGTGTAGCAATTCTTGATTGGTAGTATCATCAACTAACTGTGTGATGTTAGTATCTTCTTCTTCAAAGTCATAATCGTTTGTTTTAACGCTAGGTGTTAAATCATCAATACATCTTTTAACAAGTCCGTCATGATGTCCTAAATCATCACTTACACTCCAAATATCAATAACTAAATTCGTGTCACCAGAATAACTATCAAACGTGTATTTACTTCTGTTTGACTCCGGCATTTTTATTACAAAAAAAGGATACGGAATCTCTTGTTGCATCTCTTTACGAGAAATAACAGGGAATCCATATCCTTGTAGCGTTTCATACGCTTTATTATAAAGTTGTAAGTTCGGTGTCATGCTTTTATCTCCTATTCAAACAACGCTTTCAACTCTTCTACAGTCGATTTTCTTATTACCTCATATACTGGCCACATAAAAGGTTCTGCCTCCATGTATCGAGTACCAAACTCTAAGAAACCACTATAAGCTGCATGCGATGTGATAGTGTATTGCAAATCGCCAGTTTTTTTAAATCTGATATTGCGTGATAAATTACCAGTCCAATAACCCTTATTCATTACTTCTCTAGCTTTCAATTTAGCTCGTACTACATATTCTTTGGCGTTTTCCTGTAAAATATCATCTACATCATCATCAATGTTGGTTTTCATATCGTGAAATTGGTTTAACAGTGCGTCTAATCCATCTATATTCATCAATTGACCTCTTCGATATAATATGACGTTTCGTGTCTGTATATCCTTGTATCAACTATCTTGTAGCGAATGCCATTAACCAACACGTGGCTAACAGGGTAAGATATTGATTCTTTTATCCTCAGAACACTTACATCGTTTTTTACATCACCAAATTCAAGTTGCTTTCTTGCTCTAGAAACAGGATTAATATTGCATGGTATCGCATCATAAGTGATTAGTGTGTTTTCTTTTTTGCTAGTTTTAGGATTGTAAGTTGCTACTTGTTCTAATTGAAAAACAGCTCTATCTTCATATCTCAAAAGAACACAGCCTTCCCTTTTTTAGTTCTCGTTCTAGCATTAAAGTAATTATCAATAATAGCTTCATACTCCTTAAAATCATTTAATTCATATGAGTTGCTACGTCCATCAACCGCTTCTGATGTCATACCTTCAGCACCAATCCTGTTATATCGTTTAACTGCAACCTCTTTGATCATGTAACTAAATCTTTCGGGTATTTCTTCAACCTCAATTGGTAACATTGATAGCAACTGGCTTTCACAACTTTTGATTATTTCTTCTAATTGTTCATCTTGCTTATTATCTTTAAGACCAATGCGTTTCTTAACGTCATCTAATGTAGCCATATAACCACCTACACAAGCGACTCAAAAGCACTAATAATTTCAGCTTTTGTTTGTTTTTCGTCAACATCTAAACTAGCAAGACTCGCTATTTCAATAAGTTCCTTTTTTGTTAACTTATCATCAACAACGTAAATCATTTGCTCATTGCGTTTATTTTCAACGCTGGCTAAAGATTTTATACGTTCATCTGTAGGATCATAACCTTTGCGAGGGTAGACATGCCCTTTCATATAGACATGTCTGTTATCTTCTAAATCTGTAAAATCTACTTTAACAATTCCAATGATTTCGGGCATGTTACCACTCCTAATTATTTATTAAACTTCTCCTGGAACTGAATCTGTTTTTTTGTCAGCAGGAACTAACTTAGCAAACGCTTTATCATCAGCGATATGCAATGCTACATGCATAGTTGCACGTAATGCCACCATGTCTTGTTCGAACAAGTTTACAGGTGTGCCATCTTCGTTTTTAACTGTAGATAATTGTGCAGTTTCATCGATTTTGTATTCGATTAATTGAGGGATACCATAAATCAACTTATCAAAGTCACCAGTAATTAATTCACCGCGTTTTAAATTGCTTGATTTAAGGTTAACCACAGGTAGACCATCTAACGTATCACTGTTACGGTCATAAATACGTTCCTTAGTTTCAGGATCTACAATTTTACGTAACAAGCTTCTGTTTTGTGTTTTTGAGATAAACGCATTTGCTTCTAATTCGTCATCTTCAAGTAATGCCTCTAAATCAATAATGTTATCTTGTGTGAAGTCACCTTTAATAACCTTATTAGTTTTTTCAATTGATTGCGCAATTGATTTACCGAATGGATTGTTACCTTGATTCAAAATACCTGCCTCGTCAAACTTTTTATAGAAAGCTTCAGCAATCATAGGTTTCATTTCTTCAAAGAACTGTGAATAAGTGTAATTCAAGAATTCTTTTGTTACAGGTAAGATAACCCCTAATTTAAACGCTCTCATTGTAGCATTAACCCAAGTAGCCTTAGACGTTTCGATTTTTTGACCTTCACCTACCCAGTAAGCACCTGGTTTATCAGCCCAAAAAGTAAACTTCTTCTCAGTACCTTCCATTGGTTCGTACTTACCTAATCGCATGATTTTTGAGTTTTCCATAACCTCTTGTAAGATAGGTGTTGTAAAGTCGTTTAACAACGTACCATCTTTCTTTTCGTGCATCATTACATTATCAGGGTTAAATACTTGCGGTTTAACATTGTTACTCGCAAAATGTTGTAAATTTAATTTTAATTTTTGTGTTTGTTCCATTTAAATGCCTCCGTTAATTTTTAATAATTCTTTTTTGTTTAGCAATTTCAGCCAAGTTTTGAGTTTTGTTTTTTGCCGTATGATTAAATGAATCCCCACCAGTCAATGGTGATTGTCTAGCGTTAACCTTAACCGCTTCATTAACCGCTTTTTTTACTGCATTAGAAAAAGCTTCAACATTCAATTTAGTTTGTTCAGCAGTATCTGTTACAACTAAATTAACAACCTCATCTGATGAATCAACTTCCGCTTCGCTTAACATTTTCCTTGCTTCTGAACGCATTTCATTTAATTGTTTTTCTGAGCGTAATTGCTCCAGCTCTTTTTCCAATTGTTTGCGTTCATATTCATCTTTTTGATCCTTGTTCATTTTCGCTAATTTAGCAGCTTCTTTAGCGGCTTCTTCTGCTTTTTCTTTTGCATACTCATCAGCTTTTTTCTTTTCGTGGGCTACACGACGTTCAAGTATTTCATCAACTTTCTTTTGTTGCTCTGGCGTGAAAGTTATTTCAGTACCTTCGTCATATTCTTTCTTATCAGGATTTCCTTTTTTACCATCTCCGCCTGGTTCGTCCGGATCATCTGATTGGTCTGCAAAAAATTGCAAATTAAACTTAAGTTTATTTTCTTCCATGAGATATACCTCCATTTATAGTCTGTCGACTGTTTTTCCATGCGTGCTTTTTATGTCATCAGCACGTTTTGGACATAAAAAATAGCCAACACAATTAAGTGCTAGCTATTAAAAGAGTGGTTCGTTATATTTCGGTTTTTCTTTATTGGCTAATACTGCCGACCTTACGCTGTCTAAGTTTGCATCAATAATAACTGTTTCGTTTCGCTTTTGTAACTCTTTACGTATACCTTTTAACTCTCTTGCTATGTCTCTAAGGTATTTGTCAGTATTGCTCATACCAATATCCTCCAAACACTTAATTTACTATCATACAATGCTAACTTGCCTTTAAAAACTTTTACTTTTAAATCAATCATCGCTTTTCACTTTTCCTCCAAAGTATTTTGTTTGTCGTTTTTTGTTTGGTTTTTTCGGCCACATAGATTTAGGTAGTAATGCACAATCTGAACGACAATTGATATGCATAGGGTAGAAATTAACACCAATTTTAGCGTCTTTAACTTTGAATATTTCTCCATTAAGCCCCTTGCATACTTTAGTTGTTCTACTATCAATTTTTGCAATATACATATAATATCCTTCCGGTGAAATTTCTTTCATGCTGTCAATACTTGATTGTGCGTGAACACGTGCCGATTCCGTATAAAGCAATGATTTAATTGCTGCAGTCTTTTGTCTTGCTGTGCCTTCGAATTTGTTTAGGTGCTTGCGCATATCTTTAACATATTCATTTGGATGTCGACCTCTAATAACCACATTAGCAATTATTTCTTCTACTTCTTGTTTCATCGCTTCAGTATTAGTCCATAATCGCTCTGACCAAACGACACCATGAAATTGTGTATCAACGATTGTATCTATAACTTCTTTAGCTACTTGTACACCTTCACCTAAAATACCCGCTTGATCACTGAACACACGATAAGCTGTTGATTCGAAATATTCCCTCATCGATAATTCTGTTTGAGCTGTTGCATAAGCAATTAAGAATTCTATTTGAATCTTTAACATCTGTTCTCTAGATACATACATCTTAGTGTTATACTTCTTTAATTCTTCATTTGCTCTATCGCTAAAGTCCTTGTTTTCGACCAATCTTTTTGCTTCTTCTTGAAACGCTTTTACATCGAACTCATCAATAATCTTTTGTGCTTCTTGTAATGTAACGCCTGCAAAATCTCCGTACTTAACAATAAACGCATTGATTTCTTTTTCAATGCGCTTAATCATCATATTCAATATACGTTCTATTTCTTCAGCTTTAGTTTTATCACGCTTCAACTCATTCTCGATTGCTTTGCGTCCGCGTTCTTCCCAATATTCTTGAGTGTTTTTGTTAGGCAATTACAATCATTCCTTTTTATCAACAGTATCTTTTGTATCATCATCTTGTTCGTCATCATTGATGTCTCTAGGGTCTTTATAAATACCTTTTTGAGCTTTTTTAATAGATTCTTTCTCATCTTCTTCTATTTTCTTGACTTCCAATTCAGGGTCTTGGAAGAACGAGAATAGAGACATTAAAGTTGTTTGACTAATCTTCCCGCCAGAATCAATATAAGCTTTTAATTCTTCGATTAATGATTTAGGTAAGTTTCTGTTGTATACGTATCTAACAGTATTGAAATCTTTGTTAGCGTCAATCGACCGTGTATTTTTAAGTATTGTCTCTAACAACTTAGCACGACGTCTTAACCCTTTAGTGAACAATCCTTCTTTAGTTTTAGTACGTTGTTCTAATCCGAATAATTTGTATTTCATTGCCTCGCCCGATTGAGTGCCACTAAAGTTATCATCTTTCATGTTAGGCGTGTTGGTAAACATGTGTATATCACTGTTCAAACGGTCTTTATAAGCTTCGGTACCTTGTACATCGTATTGTTTATAAATATAACCGCCGTCAACTGAACCTTCTGTTTCGATACCTGTATCCCTATTCTCATAAACGGTTGGCTCTAAAAATAACACGTTAGCTTCCTTTTGTTTTCTAACTTCTACAGGATCTAAATTTAAATTACCTTTAATAAGTAACATAGCGTCATTTAAATCACTCATATAGTTAGCAGTATCTGATTCAGCATTATCATACAAATCAATTAAAGTGATTACTTTCTCATAATCCCCTTTTCTTCTTTCGTTGTTGCTAAATTCTGTAATAGGCATACGTTCGAAAGAGTGTGATTCAAAACCGTTTTCACGTGGTGTGAGCTTCAATCCACTTGTTCTACTGGTAAGATATCTATAAACACCGTTAGAAGTAAATAAATCAACTGTAAACACTTCATCTTCGTCAGTCTTGTCTATTGGTTTAGTTCTTAAATATCTAACGCCTGCGATACTATTACGTTCAATTGTATTGTCGTATATGACAAAAGTGCTCATCGCATCACTCTTGTATAAACGAGTTTCATCATCTTGATTTCTAATCATTAACTCATAAGCTTTACCATAAATTGATAAGTCTAATCCTAGAGATCTATTGTGCGACTCAACATCATTTAAATCATTGAACGCCTCAATAGCTTCTAATACATCTTTGTCATCATCTTGATATTGAATTGGATTACCCAAGAAATAGCCGTTGATAAAATCGCTAATATAAGATGCGTAATCATGCGCTACACGGTTATCTGCCATGTACTCTTCTTTGCGTCGTGTTAACTCAACTAAGTTCTTAGTTTTACCTTCGTAATAATCACTTAACACTTTCAATCTAGGTCGTTGGTAATCCATGTGATGTTCAATGTATTTACTTACTTCATTAACGTTTTGTAATAAATCGGATTCCGTCCCGTCATATGTGTAAACAACATTGGCTTCATCATTAAATAAGTAGTTTCTGTTTTCCCGTAGATCTGTATCCGTTTCAAATTCGTTTACTTTTAACATTTGTTCCCTCCTATAATCCTAGAGATTTAATTACTTTTGTTTTGCTTTCTATATTCTTTTTACGTTTTTTACGTACGATATGATATTTCTCAAGACTATAACGCAATGCATCGATAATATGGTTATTAGCATCTATAGGCTTGTTCAACCACTTACCGTCATTATCTTGGTCAAATGTATAAGTGTTGAACTCTTCAATAGCATGTTCACATGATGGATGTATAATAACTTCAAAGCCTTGAATGAATTGAATGCCTGGTAAAATAGTATTAGCGCCTTTCAATGCTTTTCTTATACCTTTAATCCCTTTAGATTTCAATTCACTGATCACTCTATCTCCGCCAGCACCATAATCGGCTGCAATATCTACATCATCTAATCCTTTTTTAATAAGCATTTGTTTTATATCATCAGTTAGCATCGCTTTTTCATAGTGTTCATCATAGATGAATAACTTTTTGTTTTTTAAATCGACAACCGTACTAACAACTGTTGTAGGGTCTTGACTAAATCCAAAATCCATTCCATGAGTTATTTCTTGAGTTCTTTTAAACTCCACAAACCAATCAAAGTCTTCCACTTTAAAATTATCGAATACAAGCCCTTCTGCAACGCCCCAATCTCCATCGCAAACGATTCTTGCACGTCTAGGATTCTTTATATACAAATCTTCATATCGTTCAATATCAACTTTGTCTAGCCATTCATTAACTCTATAAGTTGTTGTATCTGAAAAAGTGTTGTTTAATTTTGTTTCTTCATCAAAAAATGTAGGCTTCAACCAATGTCTTTCCGACCACGGGTTAAAAGTGACTGTGATTTGCTTGAAAAATTCCGGACTATCGTAGCTACCACGTATTGACTCAACAACAGTGCTAAACTTAGCGAATGTTTCTATTTGATAAGCCTCTTCAAACCAAGCCCAACACAAAATGCCTGTATCAACAGTAATCGATGTTATTTTCAATGGGTCGTCTAAACCTCTAAACAGTATTTTTTGTCCAGTAGGTTTATACGTTATTTCCGGCAAACTTTCGTTGAATTTAAATAAGTGAGCAACGCCTAATTGGTTAGTTGCCCACTTTAAATCTGTATACGTTGATTGTTTGTTAGTGTTGCTAAATCTTCTGACTACAAGTATATTTGCCCAATCATATTTCATTATTCGATAAATGAGATTAATAGCGGTAGTTTTACTTTTCTTGCTACCCCTTGAACCTTTAACAACGCGGTAAAAGTTTTTGTTGTGCCAAAACTTATTGTAGCCACCACCGATTTTATTTTTTAGATCAAGTATTTCATACATGACTAATCATCTTCCGGAATATTATCAACAAACATCGGTATTTTGTGGTCGACTTCTTGTTTGTCTGTAAATAATTTGTGATGTCTACCTAACATCTCTAAGGCTTTGTTTTGGTCACTTATTTTAGGTGACTTAGTAACAAGTTGTATGTGTTCATCGTATACTAATTGCATTTTGCCAGTATCCGGATTCTCTTTATAGTCTCCAGTTTTTGTTACGACAGCTTCAACTTCCGTGTGTTCACCTCTAGCCGTTCTAGTTAACCTATACAACACTTCTTTACCTGACATAATATTCTCATCAAAGAGTTTTGTTTCAACCTCCTTGATATAATTCTGAATTTCAACATTCTTCAACATACGCTGACCTTGTGAGTACGCCGTCTTTTCGCTATATCCAGCATGCACAGCTGACTTAGTAGCATTGCCATAACATTCAGTACCGGGTATTGTATATACTTCTACAAACAAACGTTGCTTTTTAGTTAATTTGTTCATTTCATTTACCACCAACTCTCGCGCTATACGCTTTTTAAAATTAAAAAAGGGATTGGCTATAATCAGCCAACCCACATAGATCCTTTATTCCTAATTGCGATAAGGGAAACGCAGTAAGATAATCAAGATCCTACACTATCATAATACCTCGTTATAGGTGTCAAAAACTGTCATTTTACTGTCAATTTTAGTATTCTCCTAATTCTTCGGCTAGTTTAGACACTATTTTCTTCTTGATTCTATGCGCTGTACTTTCAGAGATGTGTATGTCATAACAAACCGCAATCAAAGTCTTTTTATTAAAATAATACTCTTGAATGAATTCGCGTTCTTTCCTACTTGATGTGTTGATTATACGTTCAATCGCACTCTTAAACTCAAGAATTTTACCTCTTCGTATACTACAAAGATAATTAGTTACTGCCATTTCTGTTTTTGATGTATTAGACGGTACAAACTCCCCGCCTATATTTGTAT